ATTCTTTGACTATTAGTTCTTGCTTCATACGCTACTGATTTATGGATAGATGTCCTCCATCGAAGAACAACTCTCCGAGCGCCTCGCTCGACTCCGGCTCAATTCTGCCGGACAAGCTGAAATTGTTCCAATGGACGGTGCCGAGCCTGCAAACCCTGATGTCCCCGGTGCAAACGACGGCCAGCTATACGACCCAGTTGGCCCAGTCTGTGTACCAGATGGTAGCCCAGCCTACTGTGTTCACAGCCCAGGTAGATGCGCGTCACCGCTGGGCCCTGGACAACCCGCTGAACCCAATGGAGTTCAAGGGGTTGTCCCAGGGAACAGCCGCGGCGATGAGCCTGGATCTAGAGCACCCGGGGAAGCAGACAGGGCTGCGGGCCACAATGCAGTTCCAAGAATCCGTGGGGCTGCAAATAACCCCGTTGAAGGAGTGGTGGACCGCCCCGCAAATTGCGTTGGACGGTTCCTATTCCCTCGGGGGGAAATTCGGCATCGGTGCAGTACCGAAGGCGTCCCCATCCGCCCCTTCCGGGCCGGGGACCTCGTTCTAGTTCCCCCACATGTCTTTGGTGATAGGGTAGTACCTATTGCCATCCGGCAGGAGCGTGCCCGCGACCAAAGACCTTGGTCACAACGGGGACCTTTCTGCTGGACTTACCACGAAATCGTGGTTTACGACAACCATCCACCTTTAGATGGTATTGGAGTGGGGGAGTGGTACGGGGTTTATGCTGGCAATCGTAGGTGCCACGCCAGCCTTCGGCAATGCCCACACCATCCTGGGGCCGCACGTATGGAATATAGGTACGCTCGAGTGTACTTAAATTTTCGGCCCGCTGCTGCAAGACCTCAAGCAGTGGAACCAGAGGCGTTAGTGGAGATCCCAGATGGCGCTGGGGAACTTCCGGAGAATCCGATCGCGGACCTCCTCCAGGCTCGGGTTGGGCCTCCACCAGTATATGCTGTCCAAGACCCAGTCGGCTTACCGGCCGGGTTGAATGGACAGATTCCAGAGGCGGCGTTGTTGCCAGCATACCAGCCGAACTTTGGAATGCCGTTGGTGGACGAAGCCTTGCCTGCCATGAGAATACACCAAATACTCATGGCGCAGCCAGCTTATGCTGGCGGCAACGAGCCTTGGAGACGTCGAGGGCCCCTAAGCAGTGGGCCTCCAAGCGACGACTCGGACAACGACTCGAACATCTCGAGCCGCCCAGGAAGTGTCCACGGTGCTAGACAGGGAAGGGGTGCAGCAGACAATCCAGCCCTGCCCCCTGCTGTTATCGATCCTGCCTTTGTGGCAGTTTTCGATAACAATTTTGTTCGGGATATCTATCTCCGAATCCGACTCACGCTCCTCGCCCTCAACCCTCGGGCCAGAGCTCGTGTGCAGGTCACGCTGATAGACCTCTACCATCTATTGCGTCGCATTACCTTTCGACAGGTACGTGACGCTGCCCTGGAGATGCGCTTGAAATTAGAAGCTGAGCGTTACGTGCGATCGCACTCCTTCCGTGGATATGGCGAAGAATTCATCACTGATGCTGTTGCAATGTGCATTGTTGCAGCAATGGCTGATACTAGCAATGATGATATCGCTGAGGAGATATACTCCGTCCGCGCTAGGCAGATGGCACGTGTACGCCCCATCGGAGAGCTTACCATCGCCAGCCTTCGATCTTGGTTGGGATACCCGGAAACACGACCACCGGGTTTTCACCAAGGGCTCGTCGAGCGCTTTGCCAGGGCGACCGAGGACTGTCGCCCATTGGACGCAACTGTGCTATTAGCTCGCCTTCTGGTGACTTCCTTCGCCAAGGGTGCACTAATAAGCGCATTATTGTACAACTGGCGCCCATTGTGGAAGTACCTGGTCTGGAAACCTTTGCACCTACTGTTTACAGTGGGTGCGTGTGCAACGAACGGGTGTCGTTACATAACCGACACCTGGTTGAAACACCCGATCCAGATCCAGGTTACGTGCGGTACTGCACCGACCTCGCTCGGCGGGCCCTAGTCAGACATGGCTGGGGCGCAGACATAAGACCAATGTCTGCTAAGGAGTTCGCAATCTCACATCCCAATCCAATGATGCGCCGTAAATATTCAGAAGCGGCTGCCTCCTTGACAACTAGTCCGTTGGGTTGGGATGACACCAAGATTGGTGCGTTCATTAAGAATGAGCGCATGAGCCCATACGACCCCGACAATCTTAAGCCACCCCGTATGATACAGGCGCGTAACACTAGGTTTACCTTAGTGTTGGGTCGACGGTTGAAGCCTGTTGAGGAGTGGATGTATGGGAACAAAAGCCCGGGTCCCTTGAGGCACTTGTTCGGAAAATGCATGAACACTTTATCTCTTGGGAACCGGCTCTACAATCTTGGTGAGCAGAGCAATGTTGATGGTGTCGCGTTGGATGGCCCTTTGGTATATATTTTGAATGATTTCAGCCGTTACGACTCTACCGCTAGTGCTTGCTTGATTAGAGCCGAATATGAGCTGTATCGTTCCTTGGGGCCAGCTTACTCGACCGACCCAATGATGAAGTTCCTTGAGCGCGCCCAAATCAACAACAGATGCCGCACGCGTGGGGGTATCAAATACTCCAGTGCTGGCAGGCGCATGTCAGGAGACTACAACACGGCACTAGGGAATACAATCATTAATTATTTAGCTAATGAATCCCTTTGTGCTATGTTGAGGATCCCTTATGATGCGAGCTTCAATGGGGATGATTCAGTGCTCTGCCTGCGTGAGAGAGACTTGGAGGCGTATCTGGCGACTGCGAAACAACATTTCCTCCGCCTTGGTTTGCTTGCTAAGCCAGTAGTCGTGCGGGACCTCCATGAGGTTGATTACTGTCAAGGCAAACTCGTCAAGACGCAGGAAGGATATAGACTCGTTCGCTCCCCTGCGCGAGCCATATCCCATTGCGCAGTTGCAACGAAGCGGTTGGGAGGTCAACGATGGTACGCATGGTTGCGCGCTGTAGGCGAGTGTGAGCTCGCTACAAATAAAGGCGTACCAGTGATGCAAGCCATGGCAGCTTGCTTCATGCGCAACTCCTGGTATAATGGCCGTGTCAACGCCATTATGGATCGCGATCTGTTTTACCGGAAAGCTGGTGAGCGAACTGGAGTCCTCCCCGTTACACACGAGGCTAGATTCTGGTTTTGGGCAGCTTTCGGTATCTCGCCAGAAGTCCAGCGACAACTTGAGGCATACTACGATCGCCTTGTTTTCGTTGGAAAGGATTATCACACTCTTGTGGACCTATCCATCCACTCTGCCTCAATGATGTGTGAAGATCCTCGGTGGGCCATGTTCTTACGTGGCTAGGCGTGCATAGGGCTTGGT